TTAGTTTTTCTGGGCCTTATAAGGAACGGCATAGTTCTTAGGGGCGTCGCTAGCTTTTGCATACTTCCAGTGCCCAGACATCTTCTTTTCGAGTGGGGCATCATCTTTGATGCAAGTAAAGCGAGAGCCAACTTCATTTTCGATAATGAAGATCCGGTTAAACTCGTGCCGCGTCTGAACAATGTGACAATCATTGTGATCGATACCAAAAACATCTTTGTATACCAACAACATTATCTCCTTTGGATTGAATTTAAAATAGTGACAATTTTACAAGGCTTCACAGACAGTCTACACTATCTATTATAAACCCCTAATCAAGTCCGTAAACCGTTTTGAGTGAAAAAAGATAAAATTGCACTGGCAAGGGTGTGACAATTCATAAAAAGCCACGCAGGTAAATTTGATCTTACCTGCGTGGCTTTATCCGTACTTCTGATTGGGTATACTGGGCTCGAACCAGTAAATTACGGATTCAGAGTCCGCTGCCTTACCAATTTGGCGAATACCCAATAACAACTATTTAATAGTAACTTTTCCAGCAAATACTGTCAAGACTTTGCTGAAACTTTGTGTCTATTTTTTGCATTTTTGCTTGAATATCGTATCAGTTGGTGGCTAAACTAGTTAAATGGAAGGTGAGTGTATGTCGAAGTCAGAATTAGATCATTTATTCGATCATCTGCGACAACAATTGATCGTATGGGCGGTCACGGCCATCGGATTAGCAGTTATGCGCAGCTTTTTGTTACCCCAATTATTGACTTTCGTTTTTTGGTGTAGTGTGGCCTACTGTTTGCTCTTATTCGTTGGTTTAGTTGTTGTGACGATTTTTAGGTGGCAAAAATCTTAATTATATTTGACAAGCCGCTTATCATTCGGTAAGATAATAAATGAATTTGTGCCCGCTGGTCAAATTGGTTAAGACGTCGCCCTCTCAAGGCGGAGTTACGGGTTCGATCCCCGTGCGGGTGATAAGTCGACAAATATGGAGAAACGGCAAAGCACCAAAACGCTTATATAAAGGCGTTTTGGTGCTTTTGCTTTACGCTCGAAAACCACTCAAACACGATATGTTCTTCCACGATTCTTCCAAAAACGAAAAAAGTAGCCAAAATATAGCAGTTTTTGGAAGAAAAATTAACAAATGATTTTGTAATCCCTTGCGGCACAAGGACTACAGCAATCATAAAATTATCATTTTTAAAATCCTTCGTCCATTAGCTCGGTAGCCTTCTTATCTGACACGCCGTTTTCTTCTTCAATAAGATGGACGTAGGTGTTAACGGTCGTTTCTAGTTTTTGATGTCGAAGGCGATGTTGAACATAGGGAAGGGACTCATGATTTAAGATAAGAATCGAAGCGTGTGTGTGCCTCATGGCGTGTGTTGTAACTTTGTTGATCTTTAGACGGGTACAAATACGTCCTAGCTCTTCGTTTGCATTCCCATTGCCCACGATTTTTCCTAGTTTAGACCAAAATACGAGGTTCTTAGGATTCTTCATTTCGTGTAGTTCTAAATAATCTTTCTGCGTGCTACGATAGCTCCTCATAAAACGACAGTAGGCGGGTCCTATGGTTATATCTCCATCGGCCTGTCCATTTCCCTTAGTTGGACTAAAAGTCTGTCTACGGGCGTCCCACTGCTGTTTAATGTGAACTATTCCATTATTCAAATCCAAATTATCCCACGTCAGACCAGCAGCTTCCTCGAACCTGGTTCCAGTTTCTAATTGAAACAGCATCATCAGCATAGTCATGTGGTCATAATCAGCCGTTTTAATGAGGTATTTACGCAGCTTCTTATAATCGGACAACGTCAAATACTTTTCCTCTACGGGCTTAGGAGGGCGTCCAGTGACGTGTGCCTTGTAAGCAAAGTCTCGTTTTAGAATACCATCAGCTACGGCGTCCTTGATTGCAGTGTGTACTTGTTGATGAAGCTTGTGAGATGTGGCAATTCCATGACTGCGGCCAAATTCATTCAGGAACTTCTGGTAATCTGGACGTTTAATTGCGCTCATAGGTTTATCCTTAAAATATGCAGAGATGTGACGCCAGTTGCCCATATACAGCTCGTGAGTATGACGCGATACGCCGTCAGTTTTGTAAATTCTGATCCAATCAAGAAAGTAGTGCTTTAGACTCTCGGTGCTACGTGATAAGTCAGCACCTTCCAGCAGAGCATTCTTAGTTTTAGTTTCCCACTCAACAGCGTCAGTTTTGCGCTTTTCTAAATGAGTAACCGACTTATAGTTACCGTCATCATCTTTATAAGAGACACGGGCTTGCCATTTACCATTATTAAGTTTGGTTACTGACATGTTTTATTCCTCCCAACTGGAAATAACAATAGGTTGACATTCCCAAACATACGTTCTTTTTAACTCAAAATATATACCCCTTTCAGGGGGCATATGTTTTACACTTAATAAAAGAGATACTAAAACTTGCTGCTGGTAAATTTTGATAATGAAACGATTTCAATGTTATTATTTTTTGAACACATATATTGTTCAACCTTTTTTGCGAATAGGTTATACGCTTGTTTATTGGATGTCTCAGAGGCGTCATTAACAACAATTTTTATCCTACTTATATCAAAATTGTTGGTAGCCTCATCTAAATCGTATAAAGCGCTTTTGATTTCCTTTGCCATTGTGGTTGAATGTGCATAATCGAATGAAATTACTTTAATAAAATAATCGCCAATTTGAAAATCAAATAATGATTTATTATCAAAGTCACTAGGAATATCTGGTTTACGCTGTATGTGTTTAAAACCAGTTAAGCGCAGTTGTTTAGACAGCAGACGACGTACCTCCTGAGCAGTGATACGTTCAGATTTAGGGCGATCGTAGTAAAGATAAGTTTTTATTAAGTCATTTATGTCAGCAACATAATCTGAATCAGATGTATACATGGTATTAACAGCATCAAATTGAAATTCATTTGAGTAGTCATTGGTTTGCTGGCGAAGAAAGTCAGGGTTGGATAGTACTTCATTGTTTAGCATAACGTTAGCACTAAGCTCATTATTGATAGAAGTTGGATAGTCAAATTCATAATGAAAAGAATCCATCATTAACTTAAAAAACTCCTTGTCATATTCATCATCAAAACTGGATAATCTGTTGGTTGATTTTATAGATTGAAATCGAGAAATTTTCATTTCTGGAATATGGAAAACTACACCAACGTTAATTGATTCTCTTCTTATGGGGCTTGGAATATATTTTAATACTGAAAAATATAACTTGAATTCTGCCATTATCAATTTGCCTCCTTTCTAACATAGACATTTAATGCGGCAATTATATCATCTGTGTGTTTAAACTGGTAGCAAATGAAATCAAAAGCTGCTGTTTGCTCTGCCATTGATATTCTCCAATCAGTTGGAATATCAGTAAAGGCTTCGGTTATTTGTTCCACAGTTATTTGTTTGGCTAAGCGTCTAATTTTATCAAAGGGATATTCTACTTTAGTTTGGATGATTTGTCTAATCATTTTGTATCCAGACTGATCCAATTGATCCAATGTGCATGGAGGGATTCTCATATCTTGTGACAAACTTACCGCATTCCAAATACTAGCTAATCTAAAGATATTACTGTTATCTATAATACATAACTTTCGTAATTTCCGGTCATAGAACCAGTTTCCAGGATTCTCACCGCGATCAGTGTTCATTACTAATTGATCGAAGAAAAGAATTCCACCAAAATCGTCACTATTAGTTGCTGCATTAAAAATAATAGGGTTCATACCAGGCGATCCATTTAGATATTCGGAGACAAACACGGTACCTGGGATGAAATGGAGGTCGTCAAGTGATCTATTGTTACTAATAGTTCGTTGAGAAAGACGAGCAAGGGACGTATTAGGAGCAGGAAGTTCTAATAATGTAGCGATACGTGAGCCTATAAGTTCATTAAACAAATATTTATCACTGGAAGGTTCGTTGTTACGACATTTCATTATGTACTGCTTTTGATCATTGCAAGTAACAAGAAATGGACATCTAGTACCGGCTTTTGTCTGTTCCGTGACGGAATCTATTTTTAGCAACAAAATATCCCCCCCTTTTAATAGTATTTTCACAAGTATTAGTGTTAAGTGTGGATTATTAAATAAACAAAGCGAGTGACGGGAATCGGACCCGCGACTACAGCTTGGAAGGCTGTCGTTTTACCACTAAACTACACTCGCGTGAAAGTCCAAGTAAGACTTATTTGGACTTAGCATTTAGATTGAGTGCTGCACCTAATCTTAAAATTTTCCTGAATATATCTGTTAATTATTTTTAATAGTGTCGTTTAAATGTAGTATCTTCAAGTTGTTTAAAAATGCGTGTCGCTTCAAGAAGATTCTGTTCCTCTGATAAGTTTATTGTATATCGAGTTGAGGGGCCATTTCCGAAATGATATACAATTTTTTTGTCTTGTAGTGTCTGCAAACACTTTCTAATTTTATATTCTGTTAGTTGGTAGGAGTGTTTATCTAATTCTTCTTTTAATTGCCTTGTAGATATATAACGCTGATCCCCTACAATTTTTAGAATTGCCATTTCATCGTTAGATAACTCGTATTTCTCGTTAAGACTAGATAGAAGATCGATTTTCCAAATTCTAATCTGGGTCGAATCAGGATTGGTAACAATATCAGGTGAATGCAAATGATTTCTTTCTGCTGATGCGAATATTCTTGGCCCTCCGCTACCTGCGCGTTCAGCAATACCAATTTTTCGGAATAGGGAGGCAATAACTGAATTTCTTGAGCGTGGGTCCTGTCCACGTATGAAGGAGTCAATGCTGACACGCATATCCCCAGGATTATAAAATTCAAAGTAACTCTTTTTATCGGTAACTTTTATTGTGGAATTTGAATCATAATAAGGATGCATTAACATATTGACAAGTGCCTCTTTAGTTGCTTTTTTTAAATCAGAATAATAGGAACCACGAGTCATGTCTTCACTTTGATTAAAAGAATCTTGGATCCCTAAAGGCAGTTTATCGATTACTAGATTGTAGAAAGAAAAGATATTTAATGATGGAAAATTCATATCGCCGCTAGAAATACGGTCAATCCAGTCTGTATCATTATTTTTTGCATATTTGAAATAATCTAGTTGGAAGTGTGGAAAGCGTGAAGTGATAGAGTTTAGTTTTCCAAAGAAAAGCAAGCCACCGGCAGTCATGCATAAAGGACGATCAGATTTTGAATGGTCTATTTTAAAAACACCGATATCTTCTAAAAATTTTTCATCATCCATTTTAATAAGTTCAGATTCTTCTACTTTTTCTAACATGATATCACGGTACTTGCGTACATCATTCAAGTTTAAATCATCCATTGTATAATTACTTAAAAGCTCCGAATCAACAGATGTTTGCGAATCAACAATAAGATATTTAAATTCTTCGTCATTAGCTAATCGATCGCCATCATCAGTTCTTAAATAGGATTGCGCTTTTTCACCATTGATGTATACAGGGCGCTGTGTATTCGCCGCTTTAGGTACATATATTTGAATAATTTCTTTGCCAAATGCTTTATATCTGAGAACGTCATCTGTTGATGTAAGGGCAGCACTTATTTTTTTAGAATTATGAAGATCACTCCAAAATTGTGTAATGACATCTTCTGGAACATCAACACCCGTTATTTTATAATTGTGTTTTTTAGGTTCTGAAATCCCAAGGATTATCATTCCACCATCTGTATTGGCTAGAGCACTGTATGAGTCCCAAAAGTTCTTAGGCAAACTAAAACTAGCCGTTTTATATTCAAGAGTAATTCCTTCATTTGGAATAGTAAATTCAAGTGAAGGGAAATCTAGTATTTGCATTCTTATGAACCTCCTTGTAGCGAAATTGAAATCAAAAGATATTCAAATGATATCAAATGTTGATATAAAAGGGATTGACCGTAATTTTACATAAAAATCGTATGATTATCGCACGATTTGACAAATTATAAAAACCGTGGTACGTGATGCCGTTTTACCACTAAACTACACTCGCGTGAAATGGACCTTGTTGGACTCGAACCAACGACCGGACGGTTATGAGCCGTCTGCTCTAACCAACTGAGCTAAAGGTCCAATTAAGTTTTAAATGCGAGCGGCAGGAGTCGAACCTGCATTGGAAGGTAGGCTATATTTGAATTAAAGGAACCATTCTACCGTTGAACTACACTCGCGTGAAGTCAGCTAGGGCTGACTATCATTTACTGAGTTCATAATTATTTTTGCAATAGCCGTGTTTTCAAATCATCTTTTACTTCTGTCAGCATACGGTCATATTCTTCTGTTGAATATGAATCTTTTTTTAGATATAACATGGATTCTGAGTCCATAAATGTCTGTATATCTTTCTTCATCGTGGCAATTAGCTCGTATTTTGAAATTTCATTATCCATAGCGTTAAGCCTTCTTTCTGGTTAAAGCGAGCGGCAGGAGTCGAACCTACATCTGAAAGTATCTAGTTAGCAATTCAAAGGAGTACTGTTCTACCGTTGAACTACGCTCGCGTGAAAGCCCGGTAGGGGGCTTTTGTTTCGTTATGAGCTTGGCTACTTGATTCCGTATTTTAAGAATTGGGTCTGTAGTTCGCCAAAACTCTTCATTGAATCCGGTGTAGTTTCAAAAGCTTCCTTTTCAGACATTCCATGCTGTGTTTTATATAATACCGGTGAAACTCCGTATTTATTTAAAAATCCTGTTAGTGTATGTTCATCCATTGAAATTGATGAGCTATTTTCATTCACCGAGGATTCTTGATCAACAGATGAACTAGCAGCTACTGATGAGCTGGATGCCTTTTGTGAGGCTGAGTTGGCTTGTGCTACACTGGTTGAACTTGCTTCAGACACGCTAATAGAGGCAGCTTTACTGCTTGATTCAGCAACTCTCTTTTTGCTTTCAGAGTTAGTTTTGCTCTCTGAACTTGCTTTTTTCTTGGATTCCGATTTAGATGATGCTTTTTTCTGAGAAGCGACGCTATTTGAAGCAGATTCACTGTTTTGCTGTGATGACTTAGTATTACTGCAAGCCCCTAATGTTAAAGCACTCAATAGGGTAATGCTTAAAATTAATCCCTTTTTCAAATCATATTCCTCCATGTAATAAAATCCCCATTACTATTAATTTCCCCATGTATAGCTTTTAATGACTTCCTATCTGGTCAGCGCTTTTAGATCAGCGAAGCCAGCTCATGCGGTAGCTTGAAAAAATCTAAGAAGTCTAATACATCTTCTTGTTTGCTCCAACCGTATTCCTCTTTCAACATGGACAACATAAACCTATTAGCCTCTGTTTCGTTGTCATCGGATAGAAAACTTGTCGTATTTACCGCAAAAAACTGCGTATTAAATCCCTTGTGATGCCGTATATGAAAAATTTCATGATAGCAAACGCCATCTTGTGTCCGCTCATCAATTGTATTGTTAATGACAATCATTGGGATTCGATGCGAGTTATTATTGTAGCCGTAAATATTGCTACCAAGGTTATTGAACTGAACGTTGATTCCTAAGTCGTGTGCCAGGTCAAAAGCATTTTGAATCCCAAACTTGTTGGTTAAGTGGTCAATATCTTCTTCAATCCACCGTTCCATATAACCAGCTCCTATTATTCCTCTCCATTACGATACTTTTTGGGAGTGAACTTTCTTTTTGCTAATTGTTTGGATAATTCTAATGTTTGACGCATGGACGCTTTGAGTAGTTCTTTGTCCTGATCAGATAGCTCTTGTCCATTTTGGAAAAATGATAGTGAATGTTTAGAGTCGAGCCCGTTCATCATATCTTCAAGTTCCTTATCGATACTTTTTTCATCTTTTTCAGTTAGATCATAGTAATGTTTTTTATTATCAGAGGATTCACTGTTTATGCTGTTGTTTGCAGAAGATAGGCCAGCAAGATTAAGAATTTCTTCTCGCGTAATTCTCAGCCCTTTAGCCATGCGAACCAAAGTATCTACTTTAGGTATGTTCCTTTCTCCACGTTCAACAAGTGACCAATAAGATGGTGAAATTGCAGGTTTACTATCGGTTTTAGATTGTTGTGAGACTTGTCGCAATGAAAAATGTTTCCGCAGACGAATCTCTTTCAATGAGTTTCCGAACTCTTCCGGTGTTATTGAATCCATTCATATCAGTCCTCCTAATGATTTTAGTATAACAAAAGTCAAAAATACTTAAATGATTTGTAAAACTTTTATATAAAAATCGTTGACAAAAGTTTTACAGATGGTATTATATAAATGTAAGTTAAGAAAGGAGGTAATCGGATGGTTCAGCTATATGTAGTTGGCAAAAAGAAAATCGATGTTTTATTGGCATGGCATGGATATACTCAGAAATCATTGTCAAGCCGTGTTAACATTGGCCCTAGTTATATGTCTTCAATTATCAATGGGAAGAAACCAGTTGGTAAAAGGACAGCAAAAAAGATTGCTGACAAGCTGGGAGTTGAAGTGACGGATATTTTTTTTATTCCTAATGTTGACAAAAGTTATACAAAACCAAAGGAGGCGGCAAAGTGAAACAAGATAAGCCAGTTCTAAAAGTTGAAGCAGAAATGCAAAATTTGGAGCAAGTAAAAGAGTTGCTACCGCAAATAGCAACTCTCCAGAGAAAATATACAGTTGACTTAAAAATCAACATGTATCCGTGCACTTCTAACCTTTTAGATGCTCTTGCTGATCGTCTTCGTTCAAAAGAGTCAGAAATTTCTGGTAAAACGACTGATACACGAAGAAAAGATTAGTCTCATTTGAAGGATTACCAGATTGACTGTTTTTGATTGCACGACTTAAGTTACTAAATTCGTTTACAATGCCATCTTCAGTCATACCATCTAAAGCCCTTTTAGCAACCAACATCGCTAAATCGTGAGCACGCATTTCGTTATTTAGCATAATTATCACCTCCTTATGATAATTATCGCATAAGGAGCGAAAAAAACTATTAACTTTTCAAAGAACGGAGGCAGCAAAATGACACATCTATCACGAACTACATTAATTAATGCACTAGCAAAGGTTAAGCCAGAAACACCAAGAGTAATGTTTGAGGCACTAAGCGATAAAGCACTAGATGCTGAATTTCGAGCAGTAACGGCCGAGTATAACGAGCAAGCTAGCCAACTTATGTCAGTTTCATATTAGGAGGTGCGAACATGTCAGATACGATATTGGTTCGGCATGAGGCTCCAAAGGGCTTCCAATTCATTAGCGAAGAAGAATACGAGAGGTTCCAAGCCTGGAAGCAAGCACAACGTGGTATTCGTACTTGGAAGCTTAAAGATTTGGCCAAGTATAAATACGGAACCAAGTCAACCGAACGAGCCTCACGATATTTAACCAAGCATCGCCATGATTTGGATATTGAACAGGGTGGCTTTATCGACTACGCAAATACGCATAACGGCTGGCAGATTCCAGCAGCTGAGATGATGGATTACCTATTAAGCCATCCCGACTAACTAAATTATAGGTGAATTACACGGAAAGGCCATATAAAGCCCTTTCCAAAATACAGAGGTGTAGGTATGAAAAACAAATTCTCAGAGCAATTGTCATTAGCGTTGGACAGGCATAAAGAATCAACACAGCAGCAAGTTGCCGACGGGACGCATATTTCTCCCGGGCAGTTGTCACGATTGAAAAACGGGTCAAGGAACACTGATCCACAAATCAGGAAGTCGTTAGCAAATGTAATTAACGATTTTTGGCTTAAATATTCTGGTGCGCGAGAGAATTTTGGAGTGCTTTCATTCCAGAATGACAGGCGTCTAAAGGGTGATATGTTCTCAGCCCTAATGCGTCAGAAGAAAGAGCAGCAAGAACGAGAGGCAATGGAAGCTGAGTTTGAGAACGCTATTGCGATTAACCCAAATGATCGGACACCAGCGCAGCAATTAGTTATTGAACGCTATCCACGTGAATACGCTGAAGAGATTAGCGCCGAGATAACTGATTTAGCTAAGAAAGCTGAGTATGCCGGTATCCCAATGGATAAATTGCAGGAAGTAATCGATAAAGTCAATCAAGAAAATGGCTAGGAGGAAATAGCAATGATTGAGGGAGCATTAGTAGGCTGCGCGTTAACTGCATTGTGGTTCAAGCGTCATGAAGTTGTTAGTTGGTTTGGAATTTAAGGAGATGAAGACGATGAAATTTACATTCCGGATCGGAAACGTGCTTTACAAACAGATCACAATTGAAGAATTGAATAATGTTTTTGGCACATTTAAGGAGGTCGAACGAATTGGAAGTACGCAAAGTATCGCCCAAGCCTAAATTTGAGTACGAAAAAAGCTGCTCGAGTATTGGTAGTACCCGTGCAGCTAAGACGCTTAATAAATTTATTTTCGAGTTCTATTGTACTCCGAAACTGTCACTAAGACAACGTTTAGCACGGAGGTGGGCGAAATGAACGGCTACGATAGCTGGCTGGTTGACCAAGAAGAAGCTTCGGAAGGCTGGCGTGATGATGAACCCACTCAGGAAGAGTTAATTGAAAGTGGCGTCATTGCTGATGAGGAGGACGATGAGAATGATTAAAGAAGAAACTGCGGGCATGACGCTCGATGAAATGGAAGCCAAGCTTGAGCAGGCTACCCGAGATAAGAAGGCTTTTAAAAAGGCCATGCTAAGACCGCAAATGGAAGTTGATAAGTATCGAAAGGCCATCAAGACGGTAGATGAGCAAATTGACCAACTACAAGAATTACAGCGAATGGCAATGGGTGATCAAGAACAAGTTGATACTGAGTTCTTTCGCTTCAAAATGGGCACCGTTAACCCTAGTACGTCTCGTAACTGGAACCTTGAGCGAGATAAAGATGCAACACCAAAAGAGCTTACAGCGGTCTTTGAGCGTTTTGACGATACCTTAATTAAGACGTCCCGAAGCGTGAATGAGACCGAAATCAAAAATCGGCTAGCAAGTGGCGAGTTCTATGTAACTCCTGATGGAAAGATCATGGACTCAAGCCTTAAGGCGCTGCCGGGGTATTATGGATCGCTCAAAAAGCCCAAAATTTCCGTAAAAGCTAAGGAGGACTAAGGATGAATGAGAAGCTTAATCTGATGCAGAAACTTAATGAGGCTGCTAAGTCAATTGGCGCGGTTCATAAAGACGGTAAGAATAGTTTCCAGAACTATGAATTTCAATCCGAAGGAGCTATCAAAGCTGCGGTTGAGCACGCAATCCAAGGTGTTGGAATTCGAATTATCCCGAATTACGAGATTATCAATCAATATGATAAAGCCAGCAAGAAGGGCGGTTCAAACCACTTTGTTGACGTCATGGGGACGTTCTTAATCACAGACGGTTCAGAGTCACAGACAGGTTCAATGCCCGGAAGTGGCCAAGATAGCGGTGAGAAAGCGATGGCTAAAGCTTGTACGAGTGCTCAGAAGTACTTCTACAAACAGCTGTTTAACATCACTGACCAGGAAGAAGATCCGGATACAACTGACAGCAATGCAACTGATGGTGAGCCGCTTATTGATAGCCAGCAAAAGAACCGCCTAGACAGACTGTTTGAAGCTCTGGCGGGTGTGACAAACAAGGATAAGGAATTTGTTGCTAAAGCTTACTTCAAGAAGGTTGGCAGCGTTGATAAGCTGACACACAGTAGTGCTAACACGTTAATTGAGTTGGTTACTAATAAATTAGATTCGTACGTTGACAAGGAGGACCAATCAGCATGAGACAAATCACTATTTCAGGAAACTTAGGTAAGGACCCAGAAGTGCGACAAACGCAAAGCGGTATGCAAGTTGCTAACTTTAGTTTAGCAGTAAGACAGAATCGCCCGGATGATCAAGGCAACTATGGCACTGACTGGTTTCGATGTGCGGTCTGGGGTAAGCGGGCTGGAACGATTGAGCGATATTTCCATAAAGGAAATCACGTTCTGGTAACAGGTACGTTTGAAGTTGATGAATACAACGGCCAAACGCAGTTGGGAGTCAACGTTACAGACTTTGACCTGCCAGAACGAATGAGTAATCAGGGCCAGCAGCAACAACCGTCACACAAGCAAGCGACACCAAGTGCTAGTGACCAAATCACTATCAGCAACGACGATCTACCATTTTAATCAAATGACATTCGAATTGGCTTGAATGCAGCAGTGACTGAATACACCGAATGGGTGAAAGGCCCATTAATAAGGACAGGAGGTGCGAGATGGCCCGTCCAATTAAGAAGGGAATTGACTACTTCAACTTAGATGTAGATTTTCTGCGTGACATTAAGGTCCGTAAAATCATGCGTGCTTGTGGAAATCAATCGATCGCTGTACTAATCTGCCTGCTCTGTAATATTTATCAAGATGAAGGGTATTACATGACGTGGGATGCTGATATGCGGTTCTTGGTGGCTGATGATATTGGTGCCAAGGAAAGCGCAGTACAGGACGTGGTTTTGAAAGCAAGTGAGGTAGGGTTTTTCGACGCTGAGATGTTCAAGCAAGAAAAAATCTTAACGTCTAAGCGAATTCAAGAGAACTATAAATTGGCTTCTCGACAGAAGAAAGATAGCTCGATTCTTAATCAGTATCGTTTACCACTGGTTTCCAATGCTGATAACGGGGTTTCCAACGCTGGAAACGGAGTAAACAGCTCTGACAATCCACATAGTATATCAGAACAAAGTAAATCAAATAATAACAAAAAAAATAAAACCAAACCGCGTGATCCTCGTGACCGCATCCAGCAAGAGTTTACCGAACAGGTTTGGTCAATCTATCCAAAAAAGCGTGACTTTCAAAAGGCTTATAACGCGTATTATGCGGCCCAAGTTGAGGGAGTTAGCTTAGAGACCATTGTTGCCAAGATTAACGAGTATAAGGCTTACTTAAAGCTGCATGGCACGGGTGAGTACTATACCAAAAGTTTAGATAATTGGCTCGGTGGCCGTGGTTGGATGGATGAGTACGATATGACACCGCCTACGCAACCAGCAGCGGATGGTAGCAACCAGACATCGAAGGAGGCGCAAACCTATGTCAGAAACGACTTCTAAGAGTGCGCGAGGGATTAGCTTTCCTGAGCTACAACGATTAAAGACTAGTGACCAAGTTTGCCCACGGCATGGGGTGAATATGGTTTACATGCAGGGACACCAACCATTCTGCATGGTATGTGCCAAAGAAGCGATTGAACAGCAAAACCACAAGATTATTGATCATGCTAATGACTACTGGCATAAGCGCCGAACTTCTGACGTGTTGGCCATGGACTCGATATTCGATGATCCAACCCTGATGGATGCCAACTTTGATAATTTCCGCCCGAACAGTTCGGAGTCAGCGAATAACCTAAAGATGGCACGGAAGATTGCTGGAGAGTATTTGAATCCAGCAACCACGTACAACACGATATTGACGGGACTGCCGGGGCGTGGCAAGTCACATTTGGCCTTATCCATTGCCAAAGCGGTAAACGATCACGCAGATAAATCTATGGCCTGTCTATTCGTTAGCGTGAATGAACTATTCCGGTTAATCAAAAGCAGTTTCGGCCATCCTGACAGCCGATATAACGAGCAGAATATGGTTCAGCTACTAAGTGACGCCGATTTGCTTGTACTTGACGACCTAGGCTCAGAGGCAACATTTCAAAGCCATCAAAGCAAGAACCGAAAGGAAGCCAGCGATTACGTGCAAAATGTGTTGTTTGGCATTGTGAACAACCGCCAGCGAACCATTATCACGACTAATCTAGGCAGTGCCGACTTGGCTAGCGTTTATAATCCAAAGATCATTTCGCGATTGTACCGCGGCATAAACGGGCACGTCATCAGCTTTACGGCGGCGACCCCAGACAAACGGGAGGTATCGTTCTAATGTGTGAATGTAACGGAACAAAAATTGTACATGTTGAGATTATGAAAGGTGTCTGGATTGTACAGCCGTGCCCTAACTGCACACAGGCGGTACACGCTCATTACGAACAAGAGCTTGAAAGGAAGTTAGCCTATGACAAGTAAAAGAGGTGAGCGCATGAATGAATTGATTAAAATCACTGAAAAAGATGGACGGCAGTTAGTGTCTGCCCGGGATCTACACAAAGGCCTGGAATTAACAACCCGATTTAGTAAATGGGTTGATCAAAACTTTAGCATGTTTGTCGAGGACATTGATTTCACAAGTGTAACCGGAGTTACGGTTGTAAATAACGGCGCCAAACGTGAGCTTCAAGATTATGCATTAACCGTTAACATGGCGAAAGAGTTGTCCATGATGTCGCAAACGCCGCAAGGGCAAATTTACCGCCGTTATTTTATCACTATTGAAGATAAGTGGAACAGTCCTATGGAGGTTGTCAAGCGCGGATATGGGTTTCTGATGAGGGAAAACGAGCAGCTGAAACTGGAGAATGAACAGCTGCAAGGGCCAGCTAGATTAGGCCAAGCAGTTTCGGGCTCAGACGATTCTATCAGCATTGGTAATTTTGCTAAGGTATTACGCCAGCGCGGTATTAAGACTGGTCAAAACCGCTTGTTTGATTGGTTAAGAACTCATGGCTACCTAATAGCGATGGGGAAACGTTACAACTCACCAACCCAACGAGCGATGGAGCTGGGAATCATGGAAGTGAGAGAAACCGTGATCACCACTAACCATGGTTCAAAGACACGCTTTACGCCCCTAATTACGGGCAAGGGGCAGCAGTATTTTGCTAATAAATTTTTGAAATCGAAGTCAATGGTCAAAGAGGGGTGAGCGCATGACTGAAACACAGGTGCTAGTAATTAACGCTGACAGACCCGATATTGATCACCCATTAGCAATGGGGCCGGAACCGGAAATGTTTAAGCTCGTGCAACATAACTACAAATCTGGTGAATGGCCGTTTCCAGTTAGACTGGTGAAGCCTGGAACTAAGGTAAGCAGTGATGCGGCCTACCTAGCCAGTATGAAACAAGATTCGAAGCAGGGAGAACGTGAAGATATTAAAGCCATTCGGCAAGCACATAAGCATGGCAAACATACGCTTAGAGAACTAGCTGATAGTACGGCAATGGAATTAAATCGGGTAAAGGATTTAGTCCACAAATACAGCCTGCCACTGACTAACGATTACTGGCGTGCTGAGAAGTATAACAATCCTGATGAAGTGATCGCCTATCAAACACTGACACGATTATGTGAGAGGATTGACGCCCCAGAGTTCTCGATTAGACAGGCCAGTATGTCTAACGGGATCGTTAGTGGCTACTACATTAGCCGGGTGCCAAAAGTATGAGCAAAGTCGTGATTAAGGGCGAACTACCTAGCTTAAATGAGTACATCAAGGCTGAACGGGCCAACAGATACGCCGCAGCTAACCTAAAGAAGCGGTACACGGCCTTATGTAGTGTATATGCGCGGGCTAGTCATAATTCTGGAGTTGAATTTAATTGGCCTTGCAAGCTTAAATTTACGTGGTACACGAAGAACAACCGAAAAGATGCGGATAATATCGCGTTTGCTAAAAAGTTTGTGCTTGACGGCTTTATGAAGGCTGGACTTTTAGGCAACGACAATCGAAAGCATATCACGGGATTTCAGGACGAATTTGCAGTTGATAAACGAAATCCGCGAGTAGAAATAGATGAAATTACGGAGGACGAAGATGCCTAAACACACTAAGAAGCGTTCAACGATTAAACGGAAGCACCGGCGCATGAAGCAACATGCCGAGAAAGCGATGAAATCACAGCATGATAATCGTCAAGGAACCAACTAACGAGGAACGCAAGCGGGCGTTTGAAGCGTTCGGGGAGGATTGAAAATGAGCACTAGAAATAAAATCGGACTTGGCATGATAGCCTTATTTATTTTAGTCATGATCATTGGGAACTTCTTAGACGGATTTTGGCATGGAGTTGCTTTTATCAGTGTTGTGGCATGGATTGTGATAGCGCTGGAACTATCGAGTTCTAACAGATGATAGGAGATGGCAACGATGATTAAACTAGATAAATGTGTTGCTAAACCAACAGAATTTAACGTAATTAAGATTACAAGTGAATTGGGTAATGAAGTACAGAAGGCGTTTAAGACTGCTGATAAGCTTGATAAAAAACTAGATAGACCAAGAAACACTTGGAAAGCAATCTTTCAATATCATGGGTTGATTTGGACTAATATATGGGGATTTGAATTCATAGCAAATTATGGGAAGGAGAATCAGTGTAGACGACAGCCAGTTTCACTTAATGATCGAATTATCGAAGATCGTGATAGTGAGCAATTCTTAATACCTAATGAGCTATTTGAACGCTATTTTATGTAGGAGATGGTACCGATGATTAAGTTTAGAGCGTGGGACAAGGAAAGCGAAATCTATCTTTACAATGTGCAAGACTGCGAGAAAGAAGAGGTGACTGACGATGAACTATGAGACGAAGCGGAACGTGTTCGAGAAGGCACTAAGAGAATGGGACGATTTGGTTCACAGTTGTGGACTTCAAGGAGAAGAAGCACACGGTGGATGCGAGTTTGACCCAATCTTAATTAAATATAAGAAGGACTATGCCGCCGCATTGCCAGATGATCTGCCAGTGATTCCAGAAAATGTTGCTTACTTGATTAAACAGGATAAAGAATGGAATTACAATTTAGGAATGGTATTTGATGACGCCTTTCATGGGTGGATTTGGGAAAACGGTATCGGAAAATGGATTATAACGCATTCAGACACTTTCGCCCGTGCGTGGCTAGACGGGTATGTGGTGGAGGAAGAAAAATGAAACAGATATTTGAACTTCTTTGGAATTCTTCCCCGTTGCAATTGGTGGGGTATTTGATAATGTCAGTTGGCATATTGCTGTTTATTGAATTAGTAATAATTTGGATGGTGAACAAGCATGGCTGACAGTGAATACGCCAAAGCAATCCAAACGAAAGCCACAGTTGCCAACCTGGAAATTAACGCGGCACTGACAACTGAGCAACAGGCACAAATTGGTCAGGACTTCATTGCTGACATTATGGAGTTGAGTGATCGCGAGAGTAAACAAAAAGCCGCCTACTAAGGCGACCAGTCACGGGACCGCTCGAATGACCGTTGTAAGTATAACATAAAAAAACGCCGCCAGTGCTGACGCCGCTACGATTGAATCCGATTAATTTAATTATAGCACAGTCAAAATAAGGGGTGGCGGCTTTGGTTAACGAAGTATTTAAAAATTATGATTTAGAGGCGACTGAGGATAATGTTGATCTGGAGTTAAAACGGTATCAACAATTGAAGACGGAACAAAAAAGATTGAAGCTAGTTGCATTAAGCGGGCAAGCCTATGATGGAATGCCACGTAGTGAAACTAATATTAATGGCACCGAAGAAGCGATGTACAAAAGATTGCAGGATCAGGAATGGGTAAAAAAAGAGATGACATTGTTAGAAACTGCGGTCGACTTTGTTGCAGATACTGATGAAAAGTCAGCACAATGTTCAGCCATTTTGAAATGGAAGTATTTGGATGGCTTCTCGACTGATAAGTGTTGTATCAAGTATGGGCAAGAGTTTGATAAGCAGGGTTATCCATTGGCACGGACAACGTTTAATGACAAATTGAAACAAGCACGGTTGAAGTTTGCTGAAATCTATCCACGCGAGTTGCGAGTTGAAGTCAGTAAATAAAATCCGTCATAATCCGACAAAATCCGTTATTATCCGTACACAATCCGTCATAATCCGTTCCACAGAGCGTAAAAAGGGGAGTAAATTAGTATTATCGAATGTTAGGTAAGCCACCCCAGCTTGTACGTCTAGCATTCATGTGGCCTTAGCTCAGTTGGTAGAGCACCTGACTGTTAATCAGGTTGTCGCTGGTTCGAGTCCAGCAGGCTACGTTAGACGGGCACAGATGTACAGTTTGTGTTGCCTCCTTGATTAAGTTGATATGACGGCCCGTCTATTAAGCAGATATGATCTAATTGGCAAGATGGCGGTCTCCAAAACCGTTTATGTTGGTTCAAATCCAGCTATCTGTGTAGCCGGCGGATTTATAAGGGGTGATGCGCTCCTCTCTGCCGCCGGCATTAGTCTTCGTATTTAACGTCGGCCGTTGAATGCGAGTATCGCTGTGGGCTAATTGGTAAGCCAAAATGGAATGTAGGTTCGAGTCCTACCAGCGATATAGTTATACAGCATGGTCACTCATGAGGGCTAAAACTGTATAACGTGTGATTGTAACTGGTTATGATTTACCAGAAGAAAGGCGGTTTGAGTCCGTGTGTGGTTCGAGCCCACACCAATCACATTGACCAAAGTAAGTCACTAAACTACTGCGTGCTTGTGCTGTTAATTAGTCTGGCAGTCATGTAGGGTGCAAATCCCTACCAAGCACATAACTGGCGCAATTAAACTGGCCACCAGATTGCATGCAGGAACATGCGCGCTGTGGTATTGTATATAGATACTGAAAGGGGGCTTTGGCTCCCTCAGGTATTCTCAGTAATCCTTCAAACTGCTCTCGCTTTTTAGCGGGAGTTTTTGTATAGTTAAATTAGTTTGGAGGAATAAATTATGAAAGATATCATAAGTTTTATAGTTTGGGTTTGGAATAGTACTTGGATTTGGAAAATAGCAACGCTTCTAACTTCATGGTGGGCAATTCATCAAACTAGTAAAGCCAGTAAGCGCGCCTATAAAAAGAAGACTATTGTTGAGATATCTTATGCCATTATGACTACTGGTACCGAGGCTGTGCAGGTTAGTGCTGTAAATGATGGAAATATCGATGTGAATGTTACGGTCCTTGGGATAACCGATAAAAAAAGTAAAAAGAATGCGTTTATACCCAATGAGTCAGATGTCTTTAAAGAGTCGATGCTACCTAAAAAGCTTTCAACTGGTGACCTTGCAAGACAAGCATTGGCTATTCGGCCCCTATTAGAAAGCATTCAGGGTGTAATGGACTTGACTCAACTATACGGTTTTGCAGAGTTGAGCACTGGTGAAAAAATTTATAGTAGTAAGACGTTTAATTTAGAAGAATTTTTGAAATAATGTTTAAAATCAATAAGAAAGCACGGTGTGGTGGTATGTAATGGATTGGAATAGGGTAAAACAGGAGTACGAAACAAGTTCGACGACGCTAAAATCGTTAGCTGAAAAGTACCAAGTGAAGGCCACCACATTGCGGAGCCGGAAGAATCGAGAACACTGGCAACGCGCAACGAAAAAAGTTGCAACGCGACACAATAATGTTGCAACACAAATATCAGATGAATTAGAGGCAAACAGCGAGCTTACTGAAAAGCAGAAGCTGTTCTGCCTTTTTTATTTGCAACGATTTAACGCAACGTGGGCATATCAACAGGCCTATAAGGTTAGTCATGAGGTTGCATTGCGTGCTGGACCCAGGTTGTTGGGAAATGTAGGAGTAAAGCGACAACTTACCGAGTTAAAAAATCAGCAGCGTGCCGACCTGTATGTGACCGCTGACGACATCGCCCACGAGTACGCTAAGCAGGCGTTTGCTAGCCTTGGTGATGTACTAGATTACAAGGTACACGAAGAATTAGTGACAGACACCGATGGCAATGTGTTCCTTGATACTGATGATAACCCAGTCAAAAAACACGTTGCTGATATCTACTTGAAACCGAGTGATCAGATTGATTGGTCACTGGTGCAGGATATTCATCGCGGTAAGGATGGCTTGGTGGTCAAGTTGTACGATAAGCAAAAGGCATTGGATAGCTTGTCTAAGTTGATTGGTGCTGACGATGATAATATTAATGAGCAACGGGTTCGCAAGCTTAAAGCTGATGCAGATATTGCGGAGGTTAAGGCCAAACGATCTAGTAAAGACAACCAACAAGTTGTCATCAACTTTACTGACGATTTGCCCGATGACGGCCAACAAAATGCCTGATTGTATATGAGATGGCTAATAGTATGACAAACGCCACGATAAACCACCAAGCTATGTATATTAAACCGATGACTGCTGCAATCAAAATGAAATCTACAAACCAATTTAAACCCTGCCATGCCATATGAAAGAAAATTGGTAGGCCTAAAAATAAAATAATCATTGCTATTATCATGTTAACGTCCCCCCTTGGAGATGATGTCATATGTCAACCACCCAACAATTTAATTTAAGTTTACGACAATTAATTGGTTCTGGCTATACTGATTTCTGGCGTGATCATCACTTTTATCGAGTGGTTAAAGGCAGTCGTGGATCAAAGAAGTCAGTAACCACTGCTCACAATTTAATCTACCGGTTAGTTAAGTATCATTGGTCAAATATCTTGGTTGTAAGGCGTAATGCCAATACCAACAAGACCAGCACTTTCGTGGAATGCAAGAAGGCTATTAATGACTTTCGCTTAGAACGTTACTTTAAGTATAACGAGTCGTTGCCAGAAATCACTTACTTGCCAACTGGCCAGAAAATTATCTTTCGTGGCCTTGATGATCCATTGAAGCTGACTTCAGTTAATGTCCTTACTGGTGAATTGTGTTGGCTGTGGGTAGAAGAAGCCTATGAAATTGAATCATTTAGCAAGTTACAAACGGTAATTGAATCGTTACGTGGGAATGATCCACAAGTCTTTTATCAAGTAACGCTCACGTTTAATCCTTGGAATGAGCATCACTGGTTAAAGCGTGAGTTTTTTGACCAACCACGAGATGACGCCTTTGTTCGCACGACCACCGTTAGATGCAATGAGTTCGTCTCTGACGAATATAAGCAGCGACTCTATAGTTTATACCAAACTAACCCTAGACGCGCCAAAACAGTCGTTGATGGCGACTGGGGCGTAGCTGAAGGGCTAGTATTTGAAGACAACGTTGAACAAGTTGACTTTAATGCTATGGATAAGATACAAGAATGTGGACAGACTGGCTTTGGCCTAGACTATGGCTTCGGTAATGATCCTAACGCTTTCGTGGCCGTTGCTGTTGATGTTCGCAATAAGCAACTATGGGTTTATGACGAGATGTACACCTATCATCAAACAACACCACATATTGCTGAATGGTTAAAAGTTAACGGCTATGAACGAGCTAGGATATACGCAGATAGCGCAAATCCTGAAAGAACCGCTCAGTTAAATGATTTAGGGATTACCAATGCTGATAGTGTTGTAAAGACACCGATAGAGGCTGGTATTGACCAATTATGGCAATATCAAATTCATGTTCACCCTAAATGCAAGAATTTGTGGCGTGAGTTGAATAGTTACGTTTTCGACAGTGATCGCATGGGTAACACGCTAAGCAAACCTAAAGACCAAGACAACCATGCGATTGACGCCTTACGTTATGCAGTTCGTCAATATATGGGGGATTACGATGGATCATTAGGTGTTAAATGGGACGAACAATACGCAATTGGTCGTCAGATGGGAGTGAGTGACTATTAATAGTATTTATGGAGAGCGACGTTTTGACCGTGAAGCCAACCGAGACTACACGATGCCAGTTGGAACATACACGGCAGTTGCAGAACAACCGTTAGAGCTAATGAAGATTGTTTATCAATTTATTAATCATCATCAGAATCATCAAGTCTCAAGACTGCAAACTTTATATGATTACTACCAAGCTAATAACGCAATCAAAAATCAAGTGGATAGTGACAATCCTTATCATGCTAATAATAGAGTAGCGGCAGCGTTTGCTCGTTATATGACAAGTATTCGAGTTGGCTATTTAATAGGTAATCCTATTCAATTAAAGCTACAAAATGACGATGAGACAGATGATATCCAGGCACAAAAGTTCCAAAATGTATTGGACAATTTTACCGCTAATACGAATTCAGACTATGTCAACCAGCAGTTAGCGAAAGACTTATCAATCACTGGTCGAGCTTATGATCTCGTGTATGTTAAAAACGGAGTGACTGATCTAGGACTAGTTCGAGTGGATCCTGAACAAGCATTTGTAATCTATGATGATACTGTCGATTGTAAGCCACTAGTTGGTGTCCGTTATTATCAGACTGGTATCTTAGATAATCAATTGGTAGAACACTATGAGGTCTATACTGATAGCCAGGTGTTTACCTTCCATAGTGAAGGTGGCTTGCCTCAAACTAATTCACCCGTTGCCAATGCAGTCTTGGATGATACGTTGCCACACTTCTTTGATACTGTCCCATTAACCGAGTATCGCAACAATGACGAACGACTAGGTGATTGGGAACCTGAACTAGACCAACTAGATGCACTGGACAAAAGTGTATCAATGATGGCTGACTTTCAGGAAGATTTTAACAACGCCAATATTGTCTTAACTGGTAAGTTCTCCAATATGACAGAACCTAAGTATTTACTGGACGAGAATGGTAATAAGAAAATAGGCCAAGACGGCCAGCCGATTATCATTGAACCGGCTCACCCGAACGTTGATCCTAAAAACCACATGTGGTATTTGGAACCGTTCGCAGCAAGTGGTGGTGTTGGTTCTACTGCCAAGCACATTATTCAGCCTGACGCTAAGTATTTAACTAAGCAGTATGATGCAGCTGGCTGGTCAACGTATACGAACTTTCTTATCAATGAAATTCACAAGTATACTAATACGCCTAATGTTAATGATCCAAACTTTGCTTCTAACGCATCCGGTGTGGCTATGTCTTATAAATTATGGGGAAGCGATCAAGAACGCAAGCTACAAGAAACGTTGTTTAAACGTGGCTTACATGCGCGTCTTAATGCTTGCGTTAGTTATTGGCAAATACTAAACCAAATTAGCTCCGATAGTTGGAATGCAATGGTTAAAGCAAACTTTATGCCAAATCTGCCTAAGAATGATGATGCGACTGCACAACTTATACAGTTGCTAAATAGCACTGGCAAATTCAGTGACGAAACTATTCGTAATATGGCTGAACCAATTACTGGAATCAATGCTGATACCGAAGCAGAACGCGTTAAAGAAGATACTCAAGCTGCTAGGGAAGACGACAGTAACTATGCTCAAGGTGACGGTGGACTGGGTAATATATTCGCAACCGGAAAGCCAGCTGCCGCCCCATCAATGAGTAACAGTGAGGCTACAACCGAGAACGACGGTTTGTCATGAAAGAAGGCTGATTATGGACATTAATAAACTGGCCCATGCTTTAGCAAAGATTTTAGATGTTAAGGACCCAGTCTTTCAACAGTTGATTAGTATTATTGAACGTTCGCATCATGCACAGGTTAAGAATTTAACCTATTTTTTGCACAAAAATGTAACCTGGCAAGATGATGCTGATGACGCAGACATTAAAGAATTAACCGATGCAGTGCTTGAGCTAAAGCAGAACGCTAATCGCGAGGAAGAACAAGTTTTAGCCACGCTATTAAATAATCTGCCTTACAAGACTAATCTAGATGTAGCCCAGGCCCAAGCACGTGTTAATGTCGCTAACATGGGACTAAAGGTTAACAGGTTAGTTCAAGCTAAGCAGGCAGATATCGTTCAACAGGTAACTAAGCTAACTGGTAGTGGACTAGGTGGGTACAATACACAGCTTAGACGGCGTGCTTTGTATCGAGTGGCCGCTCAAAACGAGCCCGAGAATGCCTCACTAGACCTAATTTTTAAGCACGCTAATAAGTTATCGATTGACTTAGATAACATTATCAAGTTTCAAATGCAAAACCACGTCAACCCTAATTCTATTAGCAAAACGGTTGCGCAAGAACTAGGCGTTGCTGGCAAGCCTAATCCTAATGAAGATTTATGGGAAACAGCAATGCAAAAGCGCTATATGTCAACCAAGGCTGATATGGAGCGTATTTTAGTTACTGAGAGCAAAGCAACTCAGACGCGGGAATGTGCCAAGCAATACAACAATTTAGGCTTTACCAAGTTAAAGATTGTCACCCGTGATAATCCTCATGTTTGCAGATATTGTGAGGGCCATGATGGTACGATCGTTGAAATTAAAGATGCTGTGGTGGGAATGAACGTTCCCCCGCTGCATCCACGTTGTCATTGCAATGTAATACCGGTACAAATGGACTACAAAGATGTGTTAAGTGAACTTAATTAATATTTGATTGCCCTGGACATGGCATTAAAAGGTCTTTTTTTTTAGCCGACGGGCGTTAAACGAATTGAGTCGACAGACGTTAAATGGAGGTTATCTAATGAGTGAAGAACCAAAGAATCCGGAAACCACCCCTGAAGATGGCAAGCAGCCTGATGAACCGGTGACATTTACTGATGAACAACAAGCTAAAATTGATGAATTGATTGGCCAACAACATGCCAAGTGGTCTAAGAAACTTGATCAACAGCAAGCCGATTTCAAAAAGCAGTTAGCTGATACGCAAAAGCAGGCCGAAGAACGAGCTAAAATGACCGCTGAACAAAAGGCTGAAGCTGATCGTAAGCAACGTGAAGCTGATATGGCTAAACACACTCAAGAATTAGCTACTCAAATTCAGGAATACAAGACCAAGTCAATGTTACTTGACAAGGGAATTAGCCCTGATATGTTGCCACTAGTTATGGGCGCTGACGAAGATTCCACAAGCGATAATCTAGAACTATTACAGAAATACGTTGATAGCCAAGTACAAGCGGCTACTGAAAAGCTATTAACTGGCAAGCAAGCCGTCACTACTGGTAATAACAACACTTCGCAATTAGAAGCTGGTACTGATAATCCATGGTCTAAAGATGGCTGGAATTTAACAAAACAAACTGAAATTTATAATACCGACAAAGAACAGGCTCAACAGTTAATTGCTAGTGCCCAGCCCATTAGTCAGTCGTTCTATGTTGGAAAATAAGGAGATATGAATTATGGCAAACGGAAATATTACACAATTAAGTGATATGCAAATCCCTGAAAACTGGGGTGCTTATTTAGCTGAAAAATCAACACAAAACAACGCTTTCTTCACAAGTGGTGTCGTTCAAAGCGTTCCACAAATTGCAGCATTATTAGGTGCTGGTAAAGTGGCCAACATGCCATTGTTTAAGCCACTAGCTGACGATGACCCACAAGTGCCTGACGACACAACGGACTTATTAGTCAACAAGATTACTACTGACTTAGCACAAGCCCGCAAATTAGGCTTTGATCAAGCTTGGAGTGCAACTGACTTGTCGGCTGAACTATCAGGAGCCGATCCATTAAGTGCTATTGGTGATCAAGTCAGCGATTACTGGTCACACGTCTATGAGAAGCTATTATTGCAAACTCTCACAGGGGTATTTAGTTCAACCAGCATGAAAGGTGTCAACCAATTAGATACTACTACTGATAAGACTGACACCACGTTCAGCTTAAAGAACTTTAACAAGGCCCGATTCTTATTGGGAGATCGGTATAAAGACTTGGCCATTGTAGCAGTTCATTCTGATATTCTCCGTCAATTACAAGATGCCAACTTAGTTGACGCGAAGAATAACTCCACCTTTGTCTTAAACGGCAATGATAACGTGCCAACGGCAATCCAAGCACCTGATGCCGGCGACAAAATTAAAGGCGTTCAAATTGTAGTTGACGATAGCTTACCAGTCGATAATGGCAAGTACACGAGTTACTTATTTGCTCAAGGTGCGGTTGGCTATTCTGAATTGCCAGTCACTAATGCGGTTGAAACTAATCGTGATCCGTTAAAGAACCACGGGGTAGACTATCTTATTAACCGTCGTCGGTTTGTTTTTGCGCCACAAGGTTTATCTTGGAATGAAAGCAACTTCGTTACCAAAAACCCAGGCAAAACTTATCCTTCAATGGCTGACTTAGCTGATGGTACTAATTGGTCAAAAGTCTACGATCAAAAATTGATTCCAATGGCACAGTTTGTAACTAGTGCTGACGCTATTGTGCCTGCAGCAACGACTACAACACCAACTACAACAACGACTGGTAAATAATTAAGGGGTGCCCTATGGATGACAATACGTTACAGAACGTTATCACTTTGTTAGGCATTGAACCTACTGATGATGAGAAGGCCAGACTGACACTGTATATTGACCATGCTGAACAAGCAATTATCCTGTATCTAGGGAGGGCAATTCGAGTTCAAGGTTTACCTGCTGGATTGGATTATATCGTTGAAAATTTAGCTGTAACTAAGTTCAATAAGTTTCACAACGAGGGCGAGAAGTCTCACAGTGAGGAAGGCTTGTCGTTTCAATTCAACGTTAACGATTTAGCACCCTATTACCCAGACCTACAAGCTTGGATTGATGGTCAAACTAATACTACTCGTGGTGCTACTGCGATTGGTTGGTGATAATATGCGCTATCCGGATAAAGTTTATTTGTTAACCAAGCTTCCTGATGAGAACCCCGACAGCCTTAATCATCAAGCAAGCTATCGAAGTCAAATCGTGTGGGCCAATATGCAACAGGTCAATTTAACCTTTGCCCCCAATGGCACGGTGTACAACGCAACGGTTATTCGTGTTTATGGACGTTATCAGGCTGACGCAATTGGCCTCGATGGTGAATATGTTGAAGGCGATAACGATACGGTGCATGAAATTCAAAAAGTTAGTCAGCATGATAAGCAAACAGCGTTCTATATTATTCACAATGAGGTGATTCTGCATGGCGAATAATTATGACCAAATACCTGTCGTTAAATTTTCGATTGACATTGATTATTTTAACCAATTATTTGAGACTGCCAGAGGGCTTGCACACAATGGGATGCCAGAAGCGCTTGAAGAAGCCAATAAGGAATACCGACGAGCCGTTGCACTTAGCAAAGCATTTATTAAGAATGCTGGTGCACGTGAACAAGAAGCTGCACAAGGATTGGAACGCACTCAAGTTGGACACGGTAAGTCTGGTTACGTGCCAACGGGTACTTTGCAAGGATCACTAGAAATCAAGATTAGCGACGATGGTAAGTCAGTGTCGATTATGCCAATGGCAACAGTTGCAGATCAAAAAAAGGCATTGGAAGCTATTGCTGGTAGCGGTAGTAAGAAACCAATCACCAGTCAAGATGGTGTTGATTACTACGGTGTCTATGTAGAATATGGCACTTATAAAATGGCCGCTGAACCTTTTATGAAACCTACCGGTGAAAAAATCGCAATGAGGCTTGATAATGAGTTTGAGCGTATCATGCGTTTGGCAGTATTGGGGAGTGATTGATATGTCGCCAGAAGAAGACCTGTTATTAAGCGTTAAACAATGCCTGCGAGCATTGAACGTTCCGGTCTATGACTTCGGCCAACAACGGCCAACTAAGTTCCCACAGATAGTTGTCAGTTTGCAAAATGAGCAAGAGCAAACTGATATTAAAGTTTTAGATTATTTCTTAGGCACCGTGGCTGTCGATGTTTATACTGATGTAGCTAATGTTGGCCAAGCATACGCATTAGGCCGTCAAATTGCCAATGCTATGCAACGATTGAAACTAGCCGAATGGCCATCTAAGTATGACAGCTCGTCAATGCGTAAATTAAGTGACAACAGTTTAGAAAGTCGGCCGTTAACTCGGTTGGCTTATTTATTTGATATTTTCGTTTATGGAAAGTGAGGAAACACTATATGGCTGGATTAAAGCTACAAACAAAAAGTGCTGACAAAATTTTATACGGGATTAAATTCCCATGGGATGATACAGCAACTCTGATTCAAATGTTGGGATTACAAGCTGCTTCTAGCACCACTAATACGCGTGCTAGCTCGGCAGTTAACTTGAAACAAGGCGTGGTTCACACGTCTGGAGCACGAACCGAGACTTTTGTCGTTGATTCGTATTGGACAATTGGCGACAAAATTCATGATGGACTTAAAAAGGCGGTTGAAAAAGATGTGGCAGTTGGCATTTGGCGTATGGACTTCAACGAAGCAACTTTAGATGCTAGTGGAAATATTGCGTCTGTACCTGCTGAATTTGGTATGGCAAAGCCTAATGGGTTGCCTGAAACTGAAGCAGTTAACAACTTGTTACATGCTAACATTACCTACAATATTGATGGTAACACGCAAGATGGTGTGTTAGCTGTGGCTGAACTTGATCCGCAACTATTAGCCGACGGGTTAAAGATGTTTGACTTCGCTCATAATACTGATATTGGTGGCGGCACAACAACTACCACACAACCTGGGAAATAATGGAGGGAATTTAGATCATGGAAAACTTAATGATTGATGGTACTACTTGCACCCCTAAGCTTAACTATGCGTTTGCTAATCAAGTAAAGAAAGAACTTAGTGCAGATGGTCGTGATGGATTTGATGTCCTCGTTGATGGTTTATTAGACGAAGACCCAGATCAAATTGTGAATGCTTACTATTATGCGTTGGCTTACTTTAAACGTTCGCAACCTAGTCGCGACAAAGTGGTGGAAGCTCTTGAAGACACTATCTTTGCTGACGATGACAAGACTAACGCTGCTTATTCTGACATCATTCAATCTTTACATGCTGATAATTTTTTAGCGCGGAAGCTTACCAGTTTTGTCAAAGGATACAACAAGATCATGGATATTATGCAGAAGAAGCTGGAATCGGAAAAAGAGGGCAGCGACCAATACAACCAGGATCAATTGGGCATGGAGCAACTGCAAACACAACTGGACAAGCTGAACAAAGTTCTGCAACCTGGTACACCGCAATCAGCTACGCCCGAAGCGCAGGTCTAACGCCTGAACAATTAGAACAGTTAACACCGGCTGAGTTTAAAGCTGTTTGGCATGGCTACCAGGTCAATATGCTTAATCAGCAACGCGAGCAAATGCACGCTCGCTTAATGCCACAGGCAACTTATGGTGTTGAACTCAGTCAACCGTTAGGCGAAGTTGTAGAACAGTCCGATGAACAAATTGCAAATGAGATTAGCAAATTAACTGATTATCGAACTATCGAAGAACGACAACCTGACACGCCTCAAATGGCTATGTATCGAAAACTAATGGCAGCCAAAGCCAATAGAGGGGAGGCCAATTAATGAGTGCTGTTGTTGAAAAAACATTCGTGTGGAAATTTATGGATCAGATCAGCCAGGGGGTTGCTAATGCACGCCAAGCAATGGACGAAGCTGTTCATGCTGCTGCTAGTATGGGATCTAAAGTTAGTGAGAGTGGTGAACAGTGGCATAACTATGCTTCCAAGCAAAAGGAAGCAATGGACGAAGCTAAAGCTAACTTTAATGATTACAAAGACCAAGTCGCTAATTCAAGCAATTCAATCCGTGAAAAGATTAGTGGCCTGATTGATCGTCTTAAAGATATTCCACATGATGTTGTAACGACATTAAAGTCTAAAATCAATGATGAAAATATTGGCCTATTCTCACGCAAAGTGCGGGACGTTCCTAAGGAACGTTCTGTTTTTTTACGTGCTAAGGATAATTTTACCGATATTTTCAAACGTCTTGGAGAACGAATTAAACAAGTTCCCAAGGAACATTCGTTACTGCTAAAAGTAAAGGACAGTTTCAGTAAGGGATTCCAAAAGTTTAATGAAAGTGCCAAAAAAACACAGGAAAATGGGCACCGATTACGTGATATTATTGAAGGCACATTTGTTGGTAATGCACTGTACAGCGCTTATGACAAAGTTAAAGATGGCATTGTTGAAGCAACCAAAGCCGGCTATGATTTTGACAAAGAACAGCAGGTTATGTTGCAAACATGGACAACTTTAACTGGGTCAGCTGATCAAGCCAAAGGCATGGTCAGCACAATCAACGATTTAAGCAAGAAAACTGGTCAAGCTAGCAGTTTAGTGAATGAGTTGGAACAAGGATTCTATCATTTACATTCTAGTAAACCTGAAGCTGACGACTTGTCAAAAGCTATGTTGAACATGGGCGATGCCGTTGGGCTGACCGGTGATCAAATGAAGTCGGTTACTCAAGATATGGTGCATGGATTAGCCACTGGCAAGGTATCTGCCGGCGAATTAAACCAGATAGGTGCTTATTTTCCAATGATTGATGAAGCACTTGCCAAACATGAACATACAACAGTTGCAGGTATGCGTAATATGGCTCGGCAAGGAAAAATCACTGGTAAAGACCTTGAAAGTGTATTTACTGAATTAGGTAATGACAAGTATGGTGAAGCGGCCGACAATATGCTAAAGACCATGACTGGTATGCAGCGGACAGTTAAAGCGCAAATGCCTAAACTTCTAGGCGATATTGAAGAACCGCTACTAAAAGCACAAAATCCAATCTTTGGCACCATTTCTAAATGGGTTTCTGAAACTCATACTGAGAATTTATTTAAAGACTTGGGAGACAAGGTAAGTAAAGGATTTGCTACGGTTACTAAAGCCTTTGCTGGCGACAATTTTACTGGCAAGGGATTTACAAATTCAATGAATAAGATGGTTGAAGACGCTGGTAAATCAGTCGACAAGCTTTCAGCTTGGCTTGCAAAAAATGCTGGGAACATTAAAGCTTTTGGCAGCATAGTTAAGAGCAGTCTGACTATTGCATTTAAAGTCCTCAGTTCAGTGATTGGAGACGTTGTGACGGTTTTAGGCCATTTATTTAATCCGTTAGGAAAGGCTTCTGATAACAGTAAAACTGCCTCAAGATCAGTAGGAAGCTTAGCTTCAGGATTAAAGGCTTTAGCAAATAACAACGGCGCCATTAAAGCAATTGCTGCAACATTAACAACGTTTTTGGTTGCCAAAAAGATTTTAACCACTGTTATGGCTTTCAAGCAAATGAATGATACATTACACTTAACGGCCATAGCAGGAAAACTAGTTAGTGCAGCCTTTTCACCGTGGGTGTTAATTCCAGCAATTATTATCGCAATTGGTGTTGGGTTATATGAACTATATAAACACAACGAGAAGTTTCGTGACTTTGTTAATGGTATTTGGAAAGCTGTTACCAGTACATTTGGTAAGATAGGGAAATTTATTTCTAACACATTCAAAGACGCCGGGAAATGGTTTTCTGGTCTGATCAAGGGTGTTCAGAAGGCTTTAAATACTGTAAAGAAGTTCTTTACAGGAAAGCTTGGCTGGGAAAAAGCCATTAGTAAAGAAATCGGCAATATCATAAAGACAGTGTCGAAAGGCTTTAACCAAGTATTAAAAACGATTGGAAACATCCTAAAGGGATTCGGCAAAGTGCTGTTATATGCGTTTTTGCTTCCTGTTGGACTAGCTGCACTTATCCTAAAGCCTTTTATCAAACCATTCACCAACCTAATTAAAGCTACCATCGGAACTGTGAAAAACCTGTGGTCCAAACTGGTAAATTTCCTGCGAACTGTTTTCACCCCAGTAATTAATGTGTGGAAAGTTGTTTGGAAGGCTATAAGTACATTTTTCCATGTTGTTTGGGAGGGAATCTATTCAATAGTTAAAGTAATCTTTAAAGCCATTTCAGAATTTATTCATCTTGAATTAAAAGGAATTAGTTCAATATGGCACATAGTATGGAATGCAATTAGTAGCTTCTTTGGCACTATCTGGCGAGGCATGAAAGCATTGTTATTGCCAATCGTTGAAGCAATTTGGAATGCGATTAAAGATGCGTTGGATTTTATTAGTAAAATCTGGCATTCTATTTGGAATAGTATCAGCAACTTTTTCAGCAATATATGGGATGGAATTAGTCAAATAGCTAAGACAGCTACCCATTGGCTATCATCACATATTAGTGATGTTTTAGATTCAATTAGTACTGTTTGGCATTCAATGTGGCAAGGATTAAGTGACTTTTTCAGTGACATCTGGAAAGACATCAAACAATACGCTCAAGACGGTATTAACGGTGTTTTGAGTGTTATTAATGCCGGTGTAGATGCTATTGATTCGGTTTGGAAATTCTTTACTGGTCATAAAACCAGTATTCATCATTTAGAGCCAGTCAAATTTGCTCAAGGTGGTGTCGTGCATACTCGTTTATCGATGGTTAACGATGGTGCCGGTCAGAACTGGAAGGAATTGTTACAACTACCTTCTGGTGAACTCAAGATGACACATCAACGCAATGCAGTGCTGCCTTTGCCGGCTGGCACACGAGTATACAATGGCGATGAAACGGCTGCTATTATGGCGTCTGCTGGTGTTGATCATTATGCACACGGCGGGATTGTTGGCAATGCGATTAATTGGACTAAGGGTAAATTATCTGATATTGGCTCATGGATCGGTGACAAAACTAAGGCTGTTGAGAAGTTCCTTAAAGATCCACTTGGGAATATATCCAGTCTGCTACACAAAGCTACTGATGGATTATTTAAGGGGGCAGCTAGTTTTGGTGAATTAGCTAGTGACACTATTAAAAAGCTATCAAGCATAGCAGTGGATAAGTTCAAGGAAATGCTAAAAAGCACCCAGAAAAAGCTTGAAGTATCTGACGGCAAAACTGGTCACTACAATCCAGGCTTAATTGAAAAGGCCGCCAAGATGATGGGCATTGATAGTCTTCCAGCAGGGTTCAGTGATCTTTTACAAGCAACCATCATGAGTGAATCAGGTGGGAAATCTGTCATTCAAACTGTTCATGATATGAATAGTGGCGGTAATGAAGCCGGTGGTATTCTTCAATATACACCAGGAACATTTGCTGCTTTTGCGATGCCAGGACATACTAATCGGATGAATCCGCTCGATGAACTGTTAGCTTTCTTTAATAACTCAGATTGGCGAAACAGTATTGGACATACTTCTATCTGGGGTGTTCCAAAGGTTGATTGGCTGCATAGCGGCCCACAAGGTCATCGCCGATTTGCTCATGGCGGTGAAGTCTTTGACGAACAAACTGCAATCATTGGTGATAATAACCAACACCATGAGTTTGTTATTAATCCTTATGATGTCACAGCTTATCCATTATTGGCTAAGGCTATGGATACAACTATGCGTGCTCAACCCGTATCAACTCAAGCTATTAATAATCACGAAGATGATAATGCTGAAACAAATTCATTGTTGCGGCAAGCTAATGTGTTGTTGCAAATTATCGCTGATAAAAAGCCAGAACTATTAGACGATTTGGCTGCTAAATTGCGTCAAAAGGATGCTCAGACATTCAGAATGCAGAACAGTTAGGAGGTTAATATGCAAGTATTTTCAGAGCGTACGGATAAACCGCACGCTTATTTATTTGGCGAATATACGAACCCGTTGAGTTTTGACCCGATTGAACTTGCCTTAAGTGAAGATGGTCAAGCATGGCAATCAATCTTTGATAATTCCAGTTTAAGCAACGTTTATCTAATTGATTTTGACTGGTTGCCACCAGTAATCGCTGATACCTACCGAACTGCAGGGACACGCGATGGGCAAGAGCTTGCTAACAGTCGCTTGGATCAAAGGGATCTAGTTTTGAGGTTTATTGCCTATTGTCACGGTGATGCTGATGAAAAGTTAACTTTCCAGTCGCTGTCAAACTTTCTAATACGACGTCATAATTATTGGGTTGCCTTTGACAATGGTGGCGGCCGTATGTATCACGTTCGTGAAAAGACAATTGCTGCTGAATATTATGGTGATAAGATGATGATGATTACTGTCACATTAAATAACTTCACTGGTGTTGCACAAAGTATTATGCCGTCAACTCATATTAACGAAATGCCAAATATTGGCTTAGGACTACCGACTGATACAGTGAATTATGTATTTAACACATCTGAATTTGATGTCAATAATATTGGTGAACTACCAGTTGATCCTTTGGTGCAAGGCGATTATTTAGATATTACATTGACCGGTACTGGTTCACCGACAATCGCTAACACAACGACAGGCGATTCGATTACATGCACGAAACCATTAACAACTGGCGATACGTTTAATCTAATTGGCGTAAATCCACAAATTAATGGGCAAGCGGCTGGAATTAATACTGACAATGGTATTATCCGGTTAGCCAGCGGTAACAATCATTTCAAGATTACTGGTTGTCAAGATTTGAATTGTACTGTTAGCTTCTATTTCAAGTACCTAAATTGATGATTCAATATCCAAAGCTAACTATCAGTGATCGGCTTAACCAGCAGAGAGAACGGTTGCCACTAGCTGACTTGCAAGAAACATTTAAAGAATCTTGGACGGTCAACGAAACGTGGCAAGTGACATTTGCCATCACTGATAGTTTGGCTTATGAACAGGCTATTCAATTGTTAGATGTGCAAAATATTGTTCATTATGGCGGGCAAAGCTATGTTATTGCTCAATGCACCAAAACGGTTTCTAATGGACTATCAGTCTATGAAGTGACGGCTAGTCATCTTTTTTATCGGTTGGCTAATAATGTTCGTCAGAATAATGTTAAAACTGGGACACTAACCTACGGATTAGCTGATGCAGTCAACTTTATGCTTGCTAATAACGACCAAGGGCTAACCGCTAATTTTATTGGTGATTTCCCTAAAATTCAAATCGAAAATCTGGGTAATTCGTCATTTAACAAATTCTTACAAGACTATATTAGTAAATTCGATGCCAGTTATATTATTGATAACCAACAGATTACCTTTTATAGTGCAGCATATCTAAAACAACAACCTGTCATTGATACTTTGTTCTATCAGCATGATGTTGAAAACGTTAAATTGTCGCTTGATACAACTAGCCTGGTTAATGAAGTTCGTTGTTTAGGTAAACCGATTGATCAAGGCAGTGGCACTAACGGCTCACCAACTAATTATCAAGTTGATTTTACTTATCGTGATGATGACAGTGTGAAAAAATGGGGATTGCAACGTGGTGATCCCCTCAGTGATGAGCGTTTTACTGATCAAGAGTCTATGACAGAATATGCTAGACAAACAGTTCAAGCACAACCAATTGCAACGCTTACTACTACCGCTTGGGATGTAATTATTAAGCAGTGTGAAACGGTAAAACTAATTATGCCTAACCTTGATTGGCAAACTACTGTGGCACTTAACGGTTATGAACGCAATCCATTTAATCAGTTTTCATTGCCAACGATTACGTTTGATAATGCTAGTCTGGCAGTCAACGATATTAATGTTGCCATGTTTAAACACATTACTAATGCTCATGATAACGTTGGTAAAACAATTAACCAATTTCAAGTAGCATTAGATGAATTACAAGATGGCGATTTAATCACTGATGATGATACGATTGATAAATTAAATGAGCTAGGTGAAATTTCATGAGTATTGCCTTAAAAAATGCAGTAAAAATAGTAACCGATGCGGTTGCTGTTATTAATGGACGTTTTCCAATAAAGTGGGAAGACGTCAGCAATAAACCGGATATACCAAGTATTGACACGTACTATACAAAGCAAGAAGTTATTGATCTAATTCAAAAAAGCAATCAATTAACAGCTCCTAATGGTAGTATCTGGGAACCATCTATTGATAATAACGGGAAGATAACGTGGAAGAAGGTGAATGACAATGGAACAAGATAAATTAGCAACTGATGAATTAACAAACCTACCGCTTGATCATAGCTGGTATGCAAAGTTAGCGAATAACTTTACGATAATTCAAGATGCTTTAAATGAAAACGATTGGGAGACAATCAAGTCTCAAGTTAATGATTTAGAAGAAGAGGTCAATCAATTAATTACCCAGCCAGAACAGCTTGAAGCGTTTAAAAACGAGCTATGGGGAGAAATACGAGCAATTGTTTTGCCTGACTTATCACCACTTCAAATTACACAAGAAGTGCTGACGTTTAGAACTGATTCACAAGGTCAGCAACAAGCTTCCATGAGTGACCGACTGATGGCTGAAATTAACTATCTGAAAGGGAGCACTGAGATGTGGCAACGACCCATCACGGTTGACGATGCGGGCCGGATTAGCACTGATTACTTGGCGCTTTCTACTACTGTTAAAAATGCTAAAAATATTGGCATTATCGGCGATAGTGTCGCACATGGTCATCTTGCTGACGTCAACTTTGGGGATATTTTAGTGAAAGCTTCCGGGGCCAAGATTAATAACGTATCAAGCAGCGGTGCTCATATGATGAACAATGATGATAACAGTATTTACGCTCAGAGTAAGCAAATTGCTGGCTGCGATTTAGTAATCATTCAAGGAACTGATGATGATTGGTTATCAAATGCTCCCGTCGGTACTAAGTCTGACGATGAAAAGACTTCTTACATTGGTGCCTTTTACCGCGTCGTTGACAATATTCGCTCACTTAATCAACAAACTAAAATTATTGTCATGACAGCGACACTTCAAGTACCGGTTGATGGTACCACAATTCGACGGACAGACCGCACCAAAAATGATCTAGGGAAAGACTTGCATGATTACATGGACGCACAAAAGTTAGCTTGCACCGATTTGAATTTACCATACGCCGACTTCATGCAACCAGCATTATTCCAGCCGATGAACCCAGCCTTTCGGAAAAAAATGATGCCAGAAGGCTTACACCCGAATAGTGTTGGCCATCAGCTTATTGTCCAAGAGTTAGCCAAGCAATTATATTATTTCTATGGATAGGAGTGAACTAAATGGCAAACCAAGATTTAGTGTATGACATTACTAAGGTACCAGATAACCAAGTGACCAAGCAAGCCATCTATGCCCGAGTTGGCGATGGCGGCCTCAAGGCTGTTACCGTGAAGCTGGTTTCTAATGGTGGAAATTATGATCTGACTGGAATTAACGTCGTATTTGAAGGGGTCAAAGCTGACGATACTCATATTATTGATAATAACGGTGGAACTGTCTTAGACCCACAAGGCGGCATTTTTAGGTACGTGTTCCCACCACAAGCTTTTACGGTTAAGGGGGATTACAAACAAGCTTTCTTCAAACTCATGCGTGGTGATCAAGTAGATACGACAGTTGATGTTGCCATTCATGTTGATTCAAACATTGTTGAAATGGGGATCAATAGTAAAGATTATCTCAGTGATTATGAAGCTTTGATGGCGAACGTTCAAGCCAAGTACGATGCTAGTATCAAAGATTTACTAACACAAGAAAATAATTTTGCCACTCAAATCAATGGCATCCAAACCGCTGCCAAAAATGCTCAAGACGCAATTGATAATTTGAACGTTCAAATTAAGGCTGGAAACATTGTCAAAACCAGCGATTTGGACGCTAAATTAGCTCCATTTGACACGGCAATTTCTTATGATCCTAATCAGAGAAAGCTAGTGTAGAAAGGAAGTTTTAGTAAATGACACAAGAATATTTCGATCAACTCGTCGATAAGGATGGCAATCCAACCAATCCTTATACCTTAACGCAAGCGATTAAGGACGCAACTGATAAATTAGTCATGACTAGCGGTAATCAAATGGCGATTGGTGGGACGAAGAACTTCACCGATCAACTAACGGTTAATGGGCGTAATGTGCTACTAACTGGGGACGCTTTCAAGGATGCGGTAGCCGTTCCAAACAATGATATTCAAGCGATTAATGAAAGTGGTTTATATCACTACCACAGCACTGAAAATAATTTGCCACATATGGATAATGAATATGCTAATGGATTTATTGTATCTGTGTTTACCGATGACGGTAATTATGGCATTTTGCTGTTTATTGGTAGTCTAACCTATATTGAAAAGTATCAGGGCCAGTGGCGGACTCCTCATTCTGCTATGCCCGTCAAATTGTGGGAAGGCGCCGCTAAACTTGGCGATACAGTTAATTTAAAATCATCTGTCAATGAATTTGATGATTTACAGTTTTTTGTGAATACAGTATTAGGTCAAACACGCCTGAGAACTTCAGCAATAAATGGTAAAACACGTTATGTTACACAAGTCGGTCAAACTCATGATGGTAAAAATACTCGTTCACTTGAGCTTACGATAGACCAGAGTGATGATGGCAACAGTATGACGATTTCTCAAGTATTATTTAATCCGTCACCAGGAAATTCAACTCAAGTTACAGATGCAGTTTTAGATCGAATCGAAGGAATTAGGGGGTAACGTGATGCAGCTATTAGTCGATCAACAACAACAAATTATGAGCTATGCGTCTTTTGGAAGCTTGACTGGGGGAATCGATTATACGGGCCAAATTCCGGCCGAGTTTACGGTTGACTTTCAGCCTGGACGGTATTTATTAAAGCAGAATTTGATTGTCATTAATCCAGACTACACGGCGCCAACAGAAACACCGGCAATGCCCACAACTGAGCAACAATTATTGATGCAACAGGAAAAAGACATTATCCAATTGAAACAATTAGCCATGGATCAAGAAGCAAAAATTGCAACTTTAAGTAAAGGGAGTGCTAAATAATGACTGTTTATGAAGAATGCCAACTATTTAAATCTTGGGGTCAAAATGATGCTAACTACTATAAAGTGTTTGTTGGAGTAGGCTTGACAGCCGATCAATACAAAGAAATCACTGGTGAGGATTACGTGGCACCAACCACTGAATAACGGGAGGTGATGGAATGGCAAAGACACTTGACTTTGCGTATGAAACAACGCATGAAATTAAAGTTGGCGATGATGAAACTACGTTCACGCTGGTATGTAAAAACGAAGACCTACCGGTTGACCTGACAACGGCGACGTTAATTACTGTCAAGATTGGTAACCGTAGCGGTTATCTACGTGAACAGACAATTAGTATCGATAGTTTAGCCAAGTTACCCATTGGTCAATTTAAATTTAACTTTGACAAAGATACGTTGGCTAATTTTCCAACCGGTAATTACTTTTTAGAAGTCTGGGTGACAGACGCCCAAGGCACTAGTATTTATCCTAGTGGCAACCCACTCAACTTTATAGTAACAGCTAACATCGAAAATAGTTCGGGAGCGACTATTACAACAATTGCTTTTGATGATTTTGTGGAAGCAATGAATAAAGCTGCAAGCACGATTGCTAAGGGTGACCCTGGCGAAGGACTTGATATTAAAGGACAAGTTACTTCAGTTTCTGCATTACCAACCACTGCAAATGAGGGTAATGGTTATTTAGTCAATGAAGAACTTTATGTTTATACTAGTGGAGTATGGAAAGATTGTGGTCCAATTCAGGGCCCTCAAGGTATTCAAGGGAAAACTGGTACAGGCATTTCTTCAACTACAATTCAATATCAAATTTCAAATAGTGCAACTACTTCTCCAACAGGAATTTGGTCAAACAATATCGTTGCTACAACGATTACAAATCCATATTTGTGGATGAAAGCTACTTTAAATTATACTGATGGCACAACAAAAGACTTTTACCTTGTTTCACAAAAAGGTGATAAAGGTGACAAAGGCGATACTCCAGATTTGAGTAACTACACTACTGTTACTGATTTAAACAATGGATTGAGTACAAAAGTTACTGATAACAAAAATGGTACTGAACAACTTAATGGGGTTCAGGTACAGCCGTTCAATAAGTTGAGTGATACCATTGGTGGACGAAACATGGCAACAGGCCTAGGTGATATCTTAATCCCACCAACAGATTCATGGGCTGTGACGCAAATCGGAAAAGTTACTCCCCAATTTTTTAAGATTATTAACCAAGGAACTACTCAGCCCATCACGATCTCTTTTGAAATAAATACTCCGGATGACCCGACAAAAATCAATCTTTTTGATAGGATACAGCTAGATGGAGGTGCATGGGGTATTGATAATGCTATTGGAACTAATTACTTTAGCATTCTCGGTTTTAAGTGGTTTGAAATAGGTAATAATGTTTGGAAGGGAACATATACTTTACAGTTTTACCAAGGTTCAAACGTTGTAGATAGTGACAAACCCAATATAAACATTTTTCAGGCATCATCAAATAGAGCACCTCATGATTTTACAATTTTAGGAAACTCATTATGTTTGTACTGGGGAACACAAGCTATTGATTGGACTCCAGCTCCGGAAGATAAGGTTAATGTTTCAGATATGCGTAAACCAGCTAGTGATGTAGCAGGAATTGAAGAGGTTAATGCCAAACAAGATAAAATTGGTTACACACCTGCTGATGATTCTAAAGTTTTGCATTTGTCAACAGGTGATACAGCTTCTAGGCCAACTAGCATTAGCACAGGCTATCAGTATTTTGACATTAGCTTAAACAAGCCAATCTGGTATACAGGCAAGAACTGGGTAGATGCAACAGGGACAACAGTTTAGAAAGGACGATTATATGTTTATTTATATCACTTATGGTGCAGATGGTTTCATTACGGCGTACCAAAATATTGAAGCAGACGGGTTTACCAAGGTATTCATTCTCGATTCATGGATTACTCAGTTTGCCCAGTATTCAGACAAATTCCGGTATGATACGGATAAAAAGGTTATACTCAATCCGGGTAACTTGCCAGACTTATCCATTGATGAGTTGAATACCAAGTATTCCGATGTGCTGAAGACTAGTCAGCAAGCTGTACAGTCGGCAACGATTTTAGCACAACAGCAAACGGTATCAAAAACCAGTATCAATCAGTTACAGAAGTCAATTACAGAACTTGCACTCAGTCAATCAGCAAAGGGGACAGCATAATGGTTCAAATATTTACGTGGGCATATCAAGATTGGAAAACAATTAGCAAGGAAACGTTAGCAACAGTCGTTGGATTAACAGATGGTATTACTGCTGACGATTACAAGGCTATTACCGGTGAAGCATATGTAGTACCAACAACTCAAGTAACGGCCACAAGCGCCACTAACTAGCAGTCACTCAGCCAGTTAGTCAGTGCTTTTAATTTGTCCAAAATTGGACGTCCGCACCAGAAGACATATTAAATTAGGAGGTAGACAATTGAATAAGCACAAGTTAAAGGCACTCATCTTAACGGTGGGCGCCATTTTTATGGCCTTTTTAATGGTCAATGTTACCAGTCAGGCTTCAACTAGTCGTGAACAGGGGGTTGATTGGTCTAAGTATAACGGTAATAGTGGGACATTCGGCTACAGTACCGATAAGTTTGTATTCTCACAGGCGGGTGGCTTCTATGGCGGTACTAATATCCCTCAGACCACTTATGCTAGTCAAGTTAAATCGGCTCAGCAGGCTGGTAAACGTGTGCATACCTATTTATGGGACGGTGTTGGTGGCAATATGACTAATGCCAAGGCGATGATGGCCTATTACTTACCACGGATTATGACGCCCAAGGGTAGTATTGTCGCACTAGACTATGAGGACGGCGCTTCTAATAGCGTGACAGCCAACACTAATGTCATTCTAGCCCAGATGAAGCTTATTAAAAACGCTGGCTATACGCCGATGCTGTATTCCGGTAAAACTTACCTCAATGCCCACGTTAATACTAGCACCATTGTTAAAGCCTATGGTAATTGCTTGTGGTTAGCTGAGTATCCAGACTACTTGGTTAGAACTAGCCCTGATTACAACTGGTTCCCTAGCATGGACGGCGTGGCTATCTTCCAATTCACTAGCATGTATAAAGCGGGTGGATTAGACGGCAATGTCGATTTAACGGGCATTACTAAATCGGGTTATACGACTGCTAGCAAGAAACGAGCTCAAGCCAACGTTAAGCAAGCTAAGAATGCCACCTTTAAGGTCGTTAAATACAACCAGCGAGGGGTGTTTTACCCTAACCGGACTCTGGCCGTACGATACACGGATAGCGACAAAGTTAGCCAAGTGGCTACCTATTACAAGGGTGAAAGTGTGACTTACAATGCGGTCATTATTGAACACGACTATGTATGGGCACGCTATACCCGTTCAAATGGCCTGTATGGCTTTATCAAGCTAGGTGTCACCAACGGACTTGACTACGGGAAGCGGGTTACTGGTCAGCTGGTTAGTCATACGTATTACACAGTCAAGTCTGGCGACAGCTGGTGGTCAATCGCACAACGCAACGGTCTAAGCATGACTGCATTAGCTAGTCAGAATGGTAAGACGATTTACACCACTATCTATCCTGGCCAGAGATTGGTGGTGCGGTAATTGCATACACTATTAGGATTAGGTTGGGATGAATGGGGATCGATTGCTGCAATTGTCACTAGTATTTGTGTATTAGCTAATTGGATTCTCAATAAGACGGTCCGCATTCCACTTAACAATTTGGGCAAGCGGCTTAGCCGTTTTACTGATGAAAGTTTAAAAGTACGACAGCAAAACGCCGACACAATGAACGCGATTGAAAATCGGGTCATTAAGGTAGAAGGCCGGTTAGATGGTCATGACATTGAATTTAAACACCTATATGAAAAGGAAGCCAAAGGAAATGAAAAAAATTAGTTTTAAGAATGCCGACGAAAGTTTAAATGGTAAGTTGATTGCTGGGATTATTTCGTTACTGATCGTTTTGATTCAACAAATCTTTGCCATGTTTGGTATTAAGTTTACTGGTGACTGGTCAGCCATTGTCGCTGTTATTAATACTGTATTAACGATCCTTGGTATGCTGGGTGTTATTACTGACGTTCAAACAGTGACGGCACCAACGACTGATAACGATGAGGAAAGTCAGATTGAAGCGACCGCTAATCAGGCCGCTGACGAATTACAAGCACCTACGTCTACAGCCGCTGTAGTGAATAGTTCTGCATCATCTGACACTGAAACGGCGTCAGAATCCGCCTCACAAGC